ATGCGATTACATTTGGCCCTGATCAGCTCAGCGTTGATATTTTTTCCAGTTGCTGCGGCGCAAGCTTCAGACGTAAGTACCCTCAAAAACAAACTTAAGCCCTGGCAACCAGCGGAAATCAGCCTTAAGGATGACCAGCTAACTGTTGTTATACCCGCCGCCAGTATTGATGATGAAACTTATAAAGTAATCACCTCCAGCGGGATATGTTCCCCTATCTGGACAAAAGACGTTCCTGCTGATTACCTTAAAAAAATTAAGGCAATCAACGTGACCAACAAATTTAAAGCCAGCGGATATTCTTTTGAAAACCCGCTATCAACCTGTAATGAAATGGGTAAATTGATGGATAAGCCCGCAATGGCATTGCTGCTAGGCAATACTCACATTTTCAAGGGCAGCGAATAGCGCGCACAAAAAACCCCGCTAATGCGGGGTCTTATGGACTGCTCAAGTTAGTGCAGTAAGGATGGTTGGGATTCATGCCCGGTGAAGATCGGCACACGATTAACCTGGCCGGGCGTTACAATAATCATCGCTAACGTTTCGTGCGTTTTGAAAGAACAGCTGCAATTGATGTTCTGGCACTGGTGATAACGCTCTTTTGTTTCTTTTGAAATGTATCTGCTGCTTTTAGCGTGTGCGGCGGTCTGGCATAACGGACAATGCATCATCGGTGGCGTCTCCCTGTAAGCTCGAAGCTTTAATACCCTTAAATGCCAAAATGAGCAACAACTTTCACTTATTGTGAATCATCTTCGTCTGATTCTGCCTGATACTCCACATCGGATAGTAAGACCTCAAATTCAAGCTGTGTGGTATACCCGCTGCCGCTCAGGCTATGCGTCACCTTACTGATAATCCACGGCTGCGCATCGATCACCGACTTAAAGCCGTTCACCCTGACCGGCGTCTCCGGGTACAGGTCGGCACGTCCCATCGCGAGCGTAAGCGAGAACTCAGCGACGCCGCGCTGCAGCTTGTCCCACTTTGCTTTAGCTGCCCGCATCGCTGCCGCTTTCGTCGCATACACGGTCGTCAGCGTAAAAATGTTGTCTTCAGTCCCTGCGAGATAATCGCCCTCTCTGGCCTCCGGTGTTTTGGTCGCAGTCTCCTTTTTCTTTTTAGCCGCGGGGTGCTCCAGCGCGCGCAGGTGCTTTACCTTCGGCTTGCGCTTCACCTTAACTTTCTTTGGCTTAGGGTCTTTGGTATGCAGCCAGCTCGCAGAGACGCCCGTGTATGCGCCACGGTCGGCAATGCTGAAGCTGTGCCGATCGCCATCCTGTCGCGTAATCGTCATCTGCGGAATTGGCTTGCCGCTGGCGGTGACGCCGTTACCGGGCCGGATAAACAGAAGCCGCCCGGCCTTTACTGCCGCAACAGCGCCGTAAAGTGTGGCGAGTCGCGTCAGGAATTTAGCGTCAGTCTCCTGCGTCTGGTCGATGTGTGCCACGGCAATGCCGGCGAATCCATCGGCCAGCATTGGCTTTAAGTTATTGCGCCCGGCTATCTGCGTCACGACTTCCCCCAGTGTGGTGTCGTGATAGGACACCTCCCGGCGGGAATTGAGCGAGCCACGGAAATCAGCGCTGCGGGCGCGGATTGTCATGGTGTCCGGCGCGCCGTGGTGCTCTACCTCATCCACCGTGAAATTACCTTTGCCGAAAAGCGTCTGGCCTTTCCAGCCGAGAAACAGCGTTATCACTGCGCCGCGCACCGGCATAGCCAGCTGCCCGTCGCCGTCGTCCAGCTCAATATCCAGCTGGTCAGCTTCGAAGCCGCGATTATCGGTCAGCGTCATCGAGATAAGGCGATCCCGGATATTGGTTGTGACGTCTTTAGAGTTAACCTTCAGCATGAAATCCGGCGTCAGCTGCGCCCCGGCCTGCACCGGCAGGCTGCTTATCCCAATCATCCGAGCAGCCCCCCTGCAGATGAAATCAGGCTACCGGCCGCCGACTTCACGCCGTCGATTGCTGACGTGAGCTGCCCTGGCAGACTGGCGGAGCCGCTGATAAGCCCGTCAGCCTGTTTCTTCAGATCGCCAAACATTGAGGTGAGCGACTCGTCAACGCGCTTCAGGCTCAGGGTAAACATGATTTTACTGGCCGTCCCGTTGGGGTAAAACTCGCTGAAGGTGTTAGAAATACTCTCAATCACGTACATGCCGTAAATCATGCCGCTGCCGCCAATCAGCGGCCACGCCATCCCCTCGTCGGCCATCAGACGGACGGTCATCAGCGACACCGAGCCGCCCGTGATTTCCGGGCGAAGCTCCCCGGAAAGCGTGATTTTTTCATCGCCCGGCCCGATAAACTGCGCCGACGGACGCTGCCCGAACCGGCTGTTAGTGGGCCAGCGGTAATCGATACTCTGCTGCATATCCCCGTAAGGCAGGGTCTGCCGCATAAACGGCATCATGCCGTAAATCATCATCATCGGTTAATCCTCCCAGCCCATTTTGCTGCGGTTCTGTGCCTGGCGGTTGCGCTGCTCTTTAGCCTGGTGCTGCGCCATCAGCGCCATTGCATCATCTTTGGTCATACCCTCATGCATGTTGATTTCATACTGATACGTATTCTGGCTGCGGTCGGTGAATCCGCCCCCGGCTGACGGGGCTGAAACCGGGCGGTAAGGCGCGCCACCATAGGCAATGTTGTATTGCAGCCCGCCGGTATCTGCGCCCGCGCCACCGGTTGCTACCGGATCCGGGGACGGGACTTTGTCTTTAAGGCCGTCGGATTTCGTGTCGATAATGCCGAGCTTATCCAGCACCCAGTTGATGCCGCCCATAAGCTGATCGAGCGCGTGGCTCGGGATTTTCAGCGCCTCGGCCAGCATGTTGCCGAACTTCTTACCCATGTCTCCGGCGGCGGCAAGTTCGGTCTGCGTGGATTTCACCGGCTCCAGCAGTTTGCCGAACCAGTCCCACAGCTCTTTGACCTTGCCACCTACCCACTCAAACACCGGCTTCAGCGAACCGAAGGAATCACTGATCGGCCCCATCGCTGCGGTAAACCCTTCGGCCATGCCTGCTATAAAGGCGCTGACAGGTTCCCAGTATTTGCGCACCAGTAGCGCCCCGGCCACGATTGCCGCCACGACGGCCACCACCGGCAGAGTAATAGCACCGAGCGCGGCCGTAATAGCTCCGCCCGCGATGCTTAATGCCGTGCCGAGAAAGCCCGCCCCGGCAATCAGGGTATTCACGCCCGCAATCACCGGCCAGGCTACCAGCCCGATAGCGCCCAGCGCCCCAGCTAACATCAGCCCGCCCATTACCACTTTTGCAATACCGCCTGCCAGCGCAGGGTTAGCTTTAATCCAGCCATCAACCTTAAGCAGCAGCGCCGCTGTGTCCTGGGTAAGCGTGCGCAGGCTGCCGTCGTTCTGATCAAACAGGTCTGTGCCGATAGCCTCATAAGCAGACTGCAGCTCTTTCAGGTCGCCGCCGAGATTATCCTGCATGACCTGGACCAGCTCAGCCGTTTTGCCATCAGAGGCTTTAAACGTGGCGGTCAGCTGGTCGAGCTTGCCGGTTGAGGCGGCGGTCATCAGCACGGCGGCCGATGAGCTGGCCTCTTCGCCGAAGATGGTTTTCATGTACTCGGCGCGCTGGCCCGTTCCCAGCTTGTGACGATCAAAACTCGCCTGCATTTCTTTCAGGATGGTGAATATCGGGCGGGTATTTCCTTTGCCGTCAGCCGTTTTAATACCCAGCTCTTTGATAGCCTTGAATGATTCGCCGGTAGGAGCCTGCAGCCTGCTCAGCACGGCGCGGCTTCCTGTACCTGCCATTGAGCCTGTGATTTTGGCATCGTGCAGAGCGCCGACCATTGCTGCCGCCTGTTCGATGCTGACGCCCGCGTTTTTTGCTACCGGGGCGACGTATGTCAGCGCGTCGCTAAGCCCGTCAAAGTCAGCGGCCGTTTTATTCATGGTCATCGACAGCACGTCGCCGATGTGTGCGACCTTATCGTTTGAGAGCTGGAAGGCTGATTTCATCCCCATCAGCAGCCCGGCGTTTTCCTCCATCGTGCGCTTGTTTGCCAGCGCCATGTTGAGCGTAACCGGCGTAACGGCCTGAACGGCAGCGGCATCGCCGCCGCCTTTGGCGATAACGATTTGCGCGCCTGCCGCATCATCGGCAGAGGCGGCGGTTGTATCACCCAACTGACGGGCTTGCGCACGCAGGGCTTTCATTTCCTGCGATTCTTTTCCCACGCCGAGCACGGCCTGCAGCTCGGAGTTCTTCTGTGCGAAATCAAACCCCGGCATCAGCAGCGACGTAGCAGCCATGCCGCCAACCGTGGCGGCACCGATACCGGCCGCGCCCATATTTCGCACCTTACCCGACAGCTCCTGCCCTTTGCGGTAGCGCTCGCTGGTCTGGTTCAGTCGCTCCTGCTGTGCATTCAGCCGCTGCAGCTCCATTTTCTGACGGCTCAGGCTGACCGTAGCCTGCGCCGAGGCGGATTTCAGGCGCTGCTGCTCGCTGCTCAGGGCTTTAGTGGAAATCCCCGCCGCGTTAAGCGCCTCGCGCTGCTGCTGCACCGAAAGGCGCAGGCTGTTGGACTTCGTCTGCAGCTCAGACGCCGCCTGACGGGCCTTTTCCAGTGCGCGGGCCTGCTGTGTTGTCGGGCGCTCCGTGTTTTTGAACTGCACGGCCAGCGCTGCTACCTCCTGCTTTGCGTCTTTGAGGCTCTGCTGCGTGACGGCCAGCTGCGCACTGGCCTTACGGAAGCCATCAATTTTCCCCGCCTGTGCGTCCAGCTCCTTAATAGTCGTCTGCGTCTGGCGTATATCAGACGAAAGGTTTTTGGCTGCGGTCTGTACGGCTTTGAAGGGGCGCGAGGCTTTGTCTACAGCATTCAGCAGCACCTGAACCTTGAGGTTATTGCTCATCCGGGGTTGCTCCGCTGCGGATAAAGGCTTTATGCCGCCAGCCCATCAGCTCGGCCAGCGGCATGTCGTACATCTCGGAAGGTTGCCAGTGAAATATCGTGGCAATGTCGGCCATCAGGTCATTGACTGTCAGGCCGTGCGGCCAGTCTATTCGTCCGACTTCGACTGCAAAAAACCAATCACCTTGCCGCCCAGCGCAATCAGGTCAACCGGATCAAGGGCGTTACATTCGGCCTTTGTCAGTGCTGGCAGGGTAATGCGGGGCAGCACGGTCAGCAGGGAATCAACATCCGACTGGCACAGATCAGCCAGGCGCACGCCGCGCAGGCTACCGGCATTCGGCTTAATCAGCTCCACGCTTTTGATTTCGGTTTCGCCGCGCACCAGCGGGGTTTCAAACTCAACAACGTTATCTTTCTTTTCCATGATTATTCTCTGTTCACTGTAGTCAGTTAAAGCCAGCGACTTGCGCTGGCGTCAGGGTTTATACCAGGCCGAGGTTTTTACGGCGCTGTTCAAGACGGTCAACACCGTTGACCTTCTCCACCATGTTGATGGTGTCAATTTCGATCAGCTCTTTGCCGTTAAAGGTCAGCTTGTAATAGGTGTTTTTCGAGGTGATTTTGGTTTCGGTATCTTCACCCTGTTTGGCTTCGCCGAAATCAAACGACTGATGCTTACCGCGTACCTCAATCTCTACCGCGATTTCCTCGCCGGTATCGTCGCGCTGGTAAGAGCCGGTAAAGCGCAGGGGAATGTCAGACGCGCCCCACTGCGTGAGTACCAGCTCATCGATGCCGCCGATGCTCCATTCAACATCGAGCGCGTCATCTTCCAGACCGTTATCGATAAAGGCCGCGCCGCTCATGCCGCCTGCGCGGAACGGGTCGAGCTTGCGCGCCAGCTTAGGCAGGGTCACGGCGGTGACGACGCCCTGATAGCTGTTGGCGTTGTTAAAAAGGTTCATGCCCTTCAGTTTGCGTGGCAGTGCCATTTACCCGGCTCCTCAGCTGTTTACGGATGCGGCGAAGTTCGCCAGATAGGTGTCGGTGATGCGCTGGCGCAGGGTTAAATCTTCCAGCGGCGGAACCGGCGTATAGTCGTAATCGATAAAGAGCTTGCCCGCCTTCAGGGTGTCTTTATCGTTGGCGCTTTCGTCATACCAGGCAGATGCACCCAGCAGATAACCGGCGTTAACCAGCTCGCGGAACTTGGCATTAATGCCCGCAATAATTTCCTTAACGAGAACTGGCGTTAGCGGTTTATCAACCGCCCACATATGCGCCTCGGCCATCGTGTCAGCCAGCACTTGGGCGGTGCGGGTGTAGTTCTCAAACTGGAACAGCGGATCGTCACTGCAGGTGCGGTTGCCCCAGAAGCGGAAACCGTCTTTACGGATCAGCGTGGTGACGTCGGCCTCATTGAGCAGGTCGGCGTCGGTGCCGGTCTGCTGCAAATCCCAGAACACTGATGCGGAAATCCCGGTCACACCGTTGACGCCGACGTTAGACAGGGTTTTATGCCAGCCTGTGTCGTTGTCGATTTTGGCGCGCAGGCCCAGCGCACGGGCAGTGGCATAGGCCGTGTCTGATTTGCTGGTCGCAGTGTTCCACGCAAGAAAATCAGGCCAGATAACCATCAGCTCACGCTGGCTGAAGTTCTGGCGATACAGGCGGGCTTCGGAAATGGTTTTGCATTCCCACGCTGAAACGTAGGCGAAGGCGCGCAGCTGCTGCGCAATGCTGGCAAGCGCAGTTGCCACCGCCAGTGAGTCCAGCCCCGGTACGCCGAGAATACGCGGCTTAACATCGAGCTGGGTCTGCGCGGCGAGCAGCGCTTTCATGCCGGTATACTGGCCGTTTTCATCCGTGCCGCCGATGATATTGGACGTGGTTTCGGCTTCGTCGGCACCTTCAGCCACGCGCACGACGACGGTCACAGGTTTGGACTGGTCAGCAATGGCCTGCAGCGCAGCCGCAAGCGTGCCTTTTTTGCCAGCCTTACCGACAGCGCCCTGCACATTGGTGATAAGTACCGGCGTATTGAGCGGAAAGGTTGCCGCATCCGCATCCTGCGCGGTGCAGACCATGCCCACGATTGCGGTTGATACGGTTGTAATGGTGCGCGTGCCGTCGTTGACTTCGACGACGCGGACACCATGATGATAATCAGACATCTGATGCACTCCGTTTTGAGGGTGTGCTCAGGGTGTCAGGTCAGGTTTAGCGGTGCATCTGATGGGGGTTTGCTGGTCTGTCAGCAGACAGAATTAATAATCTGGTGCTGCCTGTCGGCCGGTATGTACCGGTAAAGGGTTTTTACTGATACCTCCAGCACAAGCGCAATCTGCTGCAGCGTCGCGCCGTTCGCCAGCATTCTTTCGGCTCGGCCGATCACGTCCGGCGTCATTATGCGACGCCTGCCGCCAATGCGCCCTTTATCCCGCGCAGCAGCCAGCCCGGCGCGGGTGCGTTCTATTATCAGCTCGCGCTCCATTTCAGCCAGCGCCCCCATGACGTGAAAGAAAAACCGGCCCATCGGCGTGCTGGTATCAATGCTGTCGGTCAGGCTGCGGAAGTTAACGCCACGTTCGCGCAGCTCCTCGGTCAGCATGACCAGGTGACGCATACTTCTGCCGAGCCGGTCGAGCTTCCACACGATCAGCGTGTCGCCGGGCTGCAGGCAGCGCAGTGCCTTCTTCAGCCCCGGCCTTTCGCTGGTTTTACCGCTTATCCTGTCCTCGAAAATAAGCTCACATTCTGCGCTCTGCAGCGCAACCCGCTGTAAATCCGTGTTCTGGTCATTTGTTGATACCCTGATATAGCCAATCAGCACGCTGGATTCTCCGCAAATGGCCGCAAGTGTGCCAGTGCGGCCCGGCGCAGGGCCAGGCGTTTG